ATCGGGCAGCATGGTTTCGAAATTGGCGCGCCAGCGGGCAAAATCGTGATCCTGCGGGTTGTTCAGACCCGCCGGATGATCCCCGAACCAGTGACGGCGACCATCATCGGCAAGGCCCATGTCATAGCCCAGCAGAATGATGCGTTTCGCACCAAACAGGACCGCCAGATTGATGGCCTGATATCCGCCATTGGCCCCGCGATGGATCACCGGCGGATTTAACGAAATCCCCGGTTCATCGACACTTGGGACATGGTGAAGGCCATGGATCAGGCTGGCTTGCCTGTCTTGGGTCCATTTTTCGCCTTCGAAGGCTTTGACGCCGTTGTGGTGGTCCCACCATTTTCCATCGCAGGCGTAGAGGATGTCTGCGCCGTTTGATCCGTCTGGGTCGCCGGTTTCTGCGGCTCCGCTGGCGAGGTGCCAGGCGTTGTTGACGGCGATGATCCGGCAGCCAGCAGATCGGGCGTATTCGATGTCTGATCGGTCAAGGCTGGGTCCGTTTGCGGCGATGCAGACTGTTTTTCCACGCCATCGGCCGGCCCATTCGACTTTTTGTCGGTTTGCACCGTCCGGTTTCCTCGGCAATGTCGGCAACACGCTGCGGCACCTGCCCGTCACCAACCGCCGCGCCATCGGCCACGACTTCATAGATGCCCGGTTCCACATCACGCGGATGCATTTCACCGTTAAAGCATGCCTTGAACGCGCGGGTAATCTGGATTTTCGGGAGTTTTGCCATATCAAAACAGGGTGCCCGATCCAACGGACACCCCGCCTTTCACTTCAAATTACGTCAGATCGGCGATCAGTCCGAAGTCGGTGCCAGCGCCGGATTGCCCAGCACGGCTACGAATGCCATCGGCGTAGCGCCCGGCGTGTTTACCGCGGTTGCGACCACACGCACATAGCGTTTCGTGCCGATATAACCGACGCGATAAACCGTATCGTCCTCGGCGGCGTCATCAACCGTCAGGAACACACCGGTTGAAGCATTTGGCGCAGTAACCGGAGATTTCGCCGACCCGACCAGCACATCATTGGCATCGGTCACATCGGTAAAATCGGATGACTGGCTGTCACTGTGCTGCAGCTTGAACGCCCAGGACGGCTGCGGCGAGTTGGCGATATTTGCGACCGGCCCGACGCTCATAAGAAATTCCGACGACGAAAAACCGGCAAGATCAACACCGTTTGTCGGCGTCACAGTTGCCGTTGGTGTCCCGACATAGTGCGACACCGCCTTGATATTGGAATGAAGATCACGACGGATCATATCCATTCTCCTTTGATGAAAGATAAAAAGGCAATGACCGGCTGATCAACAGCCGGTCACGTGTCACGAATCAGGAAGCAGCGGCCTTCATCAGCTTGATCGCATCGAAGTTGCGAACATCACCGCCGGTACGCTTCGCGATATAGAAGCCGACATACGGCTTGTTAGTAAGGTTATCGCGGATCAAACGGAAGCCCGAACGATCAATGATCTTGTAGCCCTGCTGGAAGTTGCCGAACGCGATAGAGAACGAGTCCGCGCCAAGATCCGGCATGTCTTCCAGATTGGTGATCGGGAAACCGTGGATATCGAACTGCAACGCGCCTTCAATCTGGCTCATCCCGATCAGGTAACGGCCTTCCGCGTCTTTCAGCTTGCGGATTTCTGCCTCGACCGTGCGATTCATCGTCCAGCGCGCACCCGCGCGATAGTTCGGGTGAAGGGCAGCGATGGTATCGATCAGACAGTTGGCGTTTGCCGCCCCGTTGGTAAGGGACGGGAACGCGCCAGCGTCACCCATCGGGATATATTGCAACTTGCCCCATGCCCGACCGGCCTTGTCGGTGGTGGTAACAGCGGTATCCTTGTAAGCAAGGAAGCCTTTCGGCTTCATGACGCCATCGCCGCCGACAAACGCGGTGTTTTCAACGCGGCCCATTTCGTCCTGCGTTTCCTGCACCAGCCAGCCTTCGATATCGAGGCTTGCATCGTCCAGCATGTCCTGGGTGATTTCAGGATAGGCATACTGTTCATGCACTTCGATGCGCTGGGTGCCAACCGTCGGCGTATCGGTCGCCGGACGCGCCGAACGTTCACCGACCCAGCCGCCAGAGGCTCCCTTGCTGGTTTTGTAAGGCGCTGTCCATGCGGAAGTACCAATCGTGGTCACGCTGGAAATCTGGCGCATCGGCGAGGTATCAAAGATACGCTGCACCATTTCGGTGGAAACCTCGGTCGGCACAAAATAGCCGCCCTTCGGGTCGGAACCAACCGAAAGCGCGTTGCGGATTTCCGGCGCTAGGTTATCAACATTGCCCTCGCGACGCACCAGCGTATCAAAGGCTCCGCGATATTCCTGATAGGCTTCAATATCGGCGGCATCACCAACCGCTACCCGTTTGCCACGCGCCAAAGTCATGAAACGCGCGGCATTCTGTGCCAGTTCTGCACCATCGCCACCACCAGGACCACCGATCAGGGCGCGCTGGGCGGCTTTCTGCGCCGTTTCCAGCGCCGCTTTAAGGGCGGTGATTTCGGTATTCATGTTGTCGACGGTTTCGCTGTTGGCCTTGCCTTTCAGCGCTGCGTCGTTTTCGGCCCGCATCTGCGTCATCAGGCCCTCGATCTTGGCGACAATCGCCTTTGGATCGCTCAAATCCGGGTTCGGCGTCGGCTCTGGACCGTTGAAAGCGGTGATCGCCACCGACACAGCCGCATTTTTAACAATCGCGTTCATCGCGTCATGCTCCGTTCAAGATTTTCGGAAAAGGCCGACAATTCGGCCCAGAATTCTGCGTTTTCGGCGTCATCACCAGCATCCCGCTGGTCATCTGCTTGATTTCCGCGCGCCGCCATTGCCTTGGCCTGCGCACGGGAATGCCCGGCATCCCGCAGGGCACGTTCGGTATCGCGAATGGTCGGTCCGGCTGACTGCGCGGTAAATCCGCGCAGCCCGTCCGGCACCTTCGCAAAACAGGAAAGATCGAACTTGGCTTTCGCTTCCTCGGCCTTGCCAACCACGTCGGCGAACCCGTTTTCGCGGGCATCTGCCGCCGAAAGCCACGTTTCATCGTCCATCATTTCGACGATTTCGGAACGGTCCATGCCGGTGCGCGCCGCATAGGTATCGGCAAGCGCCCCGTCAATCTGTTCCAGAACCGCCGCAACATCGGAAATCGCGTTTCGATCCCCGATGGCCAGCGTCCATGCATTGTGGATCATGAAAAATGCGTTATCGGCGATGGTGATCTTGTCACCCGCCATCGCGATCAGGGATGCCGCCGATGCCGCAAAACCCGTTACCTCGACCTCGACCCGCGCTTTATGCGCGACCAGATCGTTAAACATGGCAATGCCGTCGAAAACATCCCCGCCGGGCGAATTGATCCGAAGCCGGATCGTGCCGCCGGTCACATTCCGAAGCTGCTGGCGGAAATCCTTGGCCGAAACGCCCCAGGAACCGATTTCGTCATAGAGATCGATTTCGGTGATATCGCCAGCATTCTGCACGTCAAACACCCGGCCACTGGCACGGTTGAAAAACGGGCGGGCCGTTGATTGTTTAAGCCCACCCGGCATAGTGATCGCGGCGGGCCCGTTAAAGAACCGATGGCCGTTACTTGGTCGCTGCATTGCTTGCCTCCGACTTTCGGGCCATGCCCTTGAACTCTCCATCATCGGGCTGCATGTTGCTTTCGATGATGTAACCGTTGCCGCCAGGATCATCGCGGTTGTTCATTTCTTCCAGCCCGCGCCACTCGTTCGGGTTGATCACGCCATTTCGGCGCTGAATCGCCAGACCTTCCTGCCGCGATTTGAAGTCACCCCGCAAAAGCGCGTTGGTGTTGAACCGGCAATAAAGGTCTGGATCACCCATAAGATCGCGCTGGGCAGCCTGCTCCCACGCCACAAGGTGCGGCATCAGGCTTGAATTCACATATTCCAGCGATTGATGCTCGATATTGCTGAATGTTGCCCGGTCCAGATCACCGATCTTGTGCGGCGGAACGCCAAAAATGCCGCAGATTTCTGTCCGGTTGAATTTCCGGCTGTCCAGATACTGCGCATCTTCCATGGTCAGGCTCATGGCGTTGTATTTCACGCCCTGATCCAGCACCGCAATGCGCCCGGTATTTTCGACCCCGCTGTAAAGCGTTTCGAAGTCCGAACGCATCGCTTTTTTATCTTCTGGGCCGATTTTGCCATCGGCTTCCAGTGTGCCGCTTGGCCGCGCCCCGTTGGCAAAGAAACGGCTGCCATGTTCGCGAAGCGCCAGACCATCCCCGATAGTTTCTCGGTAATGCGTCACGGTATTCAGCCCAACCAGTCCGTCAATCGACGGGCCGCGCAGATGAAACACCTCTTTCTGTTCCAAAATCACCCGCCGGCCGTCCTTGCGGGTGTACTCGTAGGTGACCGCAAGGGTGCGATCATCCTGCTTTGGCACCACCCGATCGGGATGAAGCGGAATAAGTTCCTGCACCCGCCCGCCAAATCCACGCACGATCAGGGCATAACCATTGCCGCGCAGCAGCTTTGCCCGCTGCTGGAACTGTTTGAACTCGAACGCGGTCTGCCATTCGTTCGGCCGGACCTTCAACAGGGTGTAAAGCGGATCATCCTTTGCCGCCTCGCGACGATCACCCGTCTGGCGATACAGCACCAGCGGCAGGGCCGCGATATCATCCGCCAGCACCCGCACACACGACCCGACAGCCGCCAACCGCGCGGCGGTCGTGTTATTCACCACCACACCAGACGACGAACGGGAATCGCCGACCAATTCCCGAATGGCTTGCTCAAGTTCCAGCGGGCCGGAAAGACGGTTTTCATTCCGGGGACGACCGACAAGCCCGGTCAGTTGTCCAAGCTTATTCAACAGGCCCATCGGCTGCCCCCGTCAACCGAACATGCTGCCCGGCTCATATGAAATAACGTTGCTGTCTTCCTCGGCCGAAATCATCCGGCCAATCGCCATCAGCATCGCGACCACGCCATCGATCTTGCGCATGTCCTTGCGGGTATCTGGCTTGATCGGGCGCATATTACCGCTGTCATCCATCTTGACGGCGGTATTGGCGATCATCCAGTCCATGACAGGATTGCCGTCATGCGCAATAGAACCCTCAAGTACCAGCCGTTCCAACTCGCGGCACGGTGCCGCCATGCTGACGAAACCCTGCCCGCAGGCAACACACAGCACGTCACGTTCCTCAAGATGCTGGATCAACTGACCGGCGAAATACCTGTCATAATCGACCTCCATCACCTCGAATTCGTTGATCAGGCCGGTATTCCCGGCGTCATCCCCGATAATGAAATGCTCGATGGCGTCATAGTTTGTTGCCGTGCCTTCGGTCTGAAAAATCAGACCATCGCGCAGCCAGACATCGTATGGCACCGCCTGATCAAGCCTGCGTTTCTCGATCGTGCCAAACGGCACCCAGAAAAACGGCATGATCTTGACCGGCTCCCCCGGATCAACCGGCGGAAACACCAAAACAAGGGCGGTAATGTCGCTAACCGCCCCGAAATCCAGCCCGATATAGCATCGACGCCCCCGCATGGAAGCGCGATCATAGACCGTTTCGCAGGCGCGCCATTTCTCGATATCAAGCCAGATTTCTGCCGTCTGGCTCCATACATTCAGATAAAGCCGCATTTTCGACGCCAAGGCAG